CTAGAGGCGCTCACAAGAAAGCAGAGTGTCGTCGGCAACCGGGTCTGGTCGGCTTTATTTCAACAGTCTCCACGTTTATCGACTGACCGTCTGTTCAACCTCAACTTACTCCAGGTACTAGACCACGTGCCGCCAATCCAGCGGCTCCCGGGGAAAACGGTTCGAGCATGGGATCTTGCCGCGACCCCGGCATCTAATCATACCGACCCAGACTGGACAGTCGGGCTGAAATTAGCTGTAGACCAGGGTGGGCAATATATAATTGAAGATATCGTAAGGCTGAGAGCGGACCATCGAATCGTCCAGGATACTATCTTGTCAGTTGCTCGCACTGACGGCCATTCCGTCATTATTAGCCTTCCAATAGATCCTGGTCAGGCTGGAAAAAGCCAGATTTCTCAATTATCGTCGGTCCTCTCCAGTTATCGGATATACACTTCGCGAGAGCAAGGCTCGAAATGGTCAAGAGCAACGTTAGCTGCCTCGCAAATCGAGGCAGGCAATTTCTCAATCCGACGAGGTCCATGGTACCAAGCCTTTGTTGATGAATTAAGTTCATTCCCCCAGGGGGCAAAAGATGACCAAGTCGACGCCTTGTCACGCGCTTTGTTAACTTTATCAAATCTTCCGGCCAGCGGTCGTCGTTTGTTCGTACCCTTCAACACTCGCTGATCAACACTCGCTGAAACAATCACACTTCTCAGAAAAGGTGCCACATATACCTCTATGTTCGATACGATTTGTGGATTAGTTTCGCGCGATCCGGATTATCCTACCCGCACATGGATTCTCGATACACTGACGCGGGTCTTGGACGGCAAGCTGTACGACGTTTTGCTACATGACTTTCATGATGAACGGAGTGCCGCAGGAGAGTACATTCCGATAGGGAGACGGAAACCGTCTGTGCGATATCCGCTATGTCGCGTGGTCGTTGAGGATAGTGTCTCCTTACTATTCAGCGAGGGCCACTTTCCAGCAATCGATTGTGCCGATCGAGCGATCCAAGGTTCTCTCGCGAAGATAGTACGCGATTCAAAACTTAATCTGGTGATGACAGAAGCCGCAACCCGAGGATCGATCGGTTCCGTGGCGGTTCTGATGCGAGTATTGAGGGGTCGTGTATTTTTTCAGGTGCTGGACACGACCTACCTCACACCAATCTGGGATTCCAAGGAGCCTGATGCACTTCTGACCATCACCGAGCGTTACAAGGTATCCGGGGCTCAATTGCTAACCGATGGTTTTGAGGTAATAGATCCCGATGTCGATTATTGGTTCCAGAGATCGTGGGACAGCGATGCGGAACTTTGGTACATTCCATCGCCCGTAAATAGGAGTTCAACAGCAATTGTTGATGCCACCCGTACCGTCCGCCACGGCCTCGGATTCGTGCCGATCGTCTGGATCCGAAACCTACCAGGTTATTCCTCAACTGGCGACCCCAGCGACGGTGCGTGTACTTTTCGTGCCGCAATCGACACCCAAATCGAGATAGAATATCAGTTGAGCCAAGCGGGTCGCGGGCTGAAGTATAGCAGTGACCCTACATTACTCCTGAAGGAACCAGTCGGTTCCGATATCGACATCATAAAAGGGTCAGGTAACGCCCTTGTGGTAAGCGAAAAGGGTGACGCTCGCCTCCTGGAAATTGGCGGCACGGCTGCCGCCGCGGTGATCGACTACGTTCATACGCTCCGAGAGTTTGCTCTCGAAAGCATACATGGTAATCGAGCCAGTCCGGAGCGCCTTTCGGCGCCGCAATCTGGCCGTGCGTTGGAGCTTATGAACCAAGGCCTACTCTGGCTTGCGGATAATCTTCGCATTACCTATGGCGAAGTGGCCCTGCTTGCGTTGGCACGAATGATTGTTCGTGCATCCCAGCGTTATACGCTACGCGTGGTAGGAGAGGATCTGCCGCCGATGAATCCGACAGCCGGATTGTCATTGAAATGGCCTCGATGGTACCCGACGTCGGCGTCGGATCGTCAACTCGACGCCACAACCCTGGTGACACTGCTGAAGTCCGGCCTGATAAGTCGCTCGAGCGCCCTGAAGGCCATTGCGGACGCGTACGATATCAACGATATCGTCGATGAGATGGACCAAAGCGCTGCAGATCTTAAGGAAAACCAATCAATTGACTGACACCATACCAGATGCCGACACGCCGGCGGGACCGGATGAAAGCCTTCGATCCAGAATTGACAGACTTGAGCAAGAACAACTAGAAAGCCGTCGATTGACTGAACAGCGCATCGTCTTCGCCGAGCTAAAAGTCGAGGCGTTGCGTGCGGGGATAGTCGACTTAGATGGGTTGAAATTCTTGGACGTAACGAAACTCAGGTTAGACGAAGATGGCGGCGTCGCCGACGGACCCGAATTAATTGGCCGATTGAAACGCTCGAAACCTTGGCTTTTTTCGCCTTCCTCCTCCTCTAGCATTGCAAGCGTCCCTGTTTCAAGACAGGCCCGCCTAAAGTTGGCAAACGAAATGACTGATGATGAGTACCGCATTGCCAGAGCGCAGATCATAAAACGTTCAATGTTTTAGTAATAGTCCACTATTGTAATCAATCATTAGATAATTTCTCTGGTCAAAGGCTACGCTTTCATGGGCATCCAAAACTTTCCTGCCGTTCTTCAACCTATAATACAACAGGGCTTTTTGGAGCGCGAGTTTCAACAGGCCTTACTATCGCGCCTCGGATATAGAGCATGTGCAGATCGTGAAGAAATCGCCGTGGGAATTGGCGAAACATTGACGAAAACCCGTGCAGGACTCAAACCGACAGTCACCGTCCCAATATCTCCGGCCGCCAACACGAATTTTGATAATGGTCTCGCGCCTGGAAACTGGGGAGTCGAACAGTACACGATCACTATCAATCACTATGCTGCTACCACAGATCTCAACATGGTTACCGCCGGCGTAGGCATCGCATCACAGTTTCTACAAAATGCTTACTCCAACGGGGAACAGGCCGCACGAAGTCTTGATGAACTGGCTCGAAATGCTCTATTCTCCGCTTACTTCGGAGGGAACACAAGGGTAAGAGTAACTCTCTCGTCTTCCGGACCTTCAGTCGCCGTAGATGATCTTAGGGGTTTTCAATATGCATTTGTCAACGGAGTCCAACAACCGGTCAGCGCCCTAAATCCGTTGACCGTCACGATCGGTTCAGACGTTTATACGGCTATCGGCGCAATCCCGGATAACACCAGCGTATCGACAACCTGGGGTGGGGTCTCAGGGGTGCTAACCCTTTCTGGAAGCGTGACCGTAGCGGATGGTACCATCGGCAATACTGTCTTGTCTGCGACAGCATCTTCGATCATGCGCCCATCAGGCCGCGGTAACACCTCACAACTTATCGCGACTGACACCCTGACCATGTCGTGCCTGTTAGACTCGGTCGCCCGCCTTAGAGTTAATGCCGTCCCAGAGATTGACGGCGCTTACAACTGCCATTTGGACCCAGTCTCGGCCCGGCAGTTGTTTTCTGATCCGGATTTCAAGCAATTATTTCAAGGCGCCACCTCGGTAAATCAAGTATTTCGCAAAGGTCTGACGAACGACTTTCTCGGACTGCGATTTATGCCCACTACCGAGGTGTTTGTTCAACCACATCCAACGCTTCCAAACGTAATGATCAGGCGTCCAATCATCTGCGGCGCAGGAGCCCTGATTGAAGGAGACTTCGCGGGAATGGCGGCAAGTGACGTCGCACCATCAGATTCTATTGTCACCATGGTAGATGGGATGGCTATGGTTACCAGAGAACCGATTGACCGCCTGCAACAGATTATAGCACAGTCCTGGTATTGGATAGGGGGGTTTTGCGCCCCTTCCGATACAACAACGAATGCTACCACCGTGCCAACTTCTACCAACGGATCCTTTAAACGAGCGGTGATCGTTGAGCACATTGGTTAAATCGTAAGGCATCAAGAATTGTCAAATGGAGCCAGCAATCCATTTCTGCCGGTGGCAACGGTTGCCCTGGCAGCAAGCACTGCCGCAGCTAATGTACAACTCACGGGAAGTGGTGATTCTATACTGATCACGAACTCGACCTCATCTCTCGCATACGTCAGATTTGGCTCTGACCCTACCGTGAGCGCAACCACCGCAGATACACC